CTACCAGCGGCATTTGTTTTTTTGTACATCACCCACTGAGGCTCGTACCCAAGACTAACCGTAGCATTACCAGAACCATCGGTCGTAAACGACCCACACGAAATAACATTGTCACTACCAGAATCACCAAACCCACCAGCGTCGTGAGCGAATAGGTAGGCGACCCAAGTTGCTCCGCTTCCGTTGTAATACGATGAAACAGTAAACGATGTTGAATTTACAGATGAAATACCAGAAGCATCAGGCCCAGCAAATGCTGCTGTTGAATTTAATACTCCGTAATAAGAAAAATCTGTTGCTCCTCTATGAACAACATACCAATCATCTGCTGTATCTGTTCTTTTTAGTATTATGCAGCCAGGAGTACTTCCTAAATTATGAGAGATTGCTCTTGAACCAGTTCCATTGCCAGTCCAAGTAACTACATCAAAGAACTTCTCTGCTTTGCGGAATGTCCAGGAGGCGTAGTCGTAAGTAGAAAGATTAACACGCCCCTGGTCACCTACAGCAAATCCGTTTGAATTAAATTGAGTTACAAATCCAGGGTCTCCGGTTTGCTCTGCGTTAGTATTATTTGAACAAAGTACTTTGTCTGTGCCTCTAACAGTGTCAACAAGTGCGTGTGTGTAACCAAGGCTTCGTTGTTTAATCCAAACCAACCCGCCTTCACCCGACAGGTCTATACCGTTCGTGATTGTTTGTGAAGTTCCGTTACCCGTATAAAGGTATGTGCTGAACACATCCTCAATGTAAACCGGCTGTGCCGCAGCCGTAGCCGCTAATGCTTTCTTATTCAGCATTTACGCATCTCCTACACGAGCGCCATATACCTGAGTAGATACCTTCCACAGCACAATCGCTGTGTAACCAGAAGTATTCAGCGTAGGAGCAACACCACCGTCAGTCTTCCAAACCACACCAGAACCACCGAATGTGCTGTCAGTCCAAGTCAGCGTGTAGGCAGAGCCATCATCCACCATCAGCAGCACAGACTCACCAGCGGCAAAGTTCGTAGCCTTTGGGGTACGGCTTGCACCTAGCGTAATGAGTTGCACAGAGCCGTTGCCTGGGTCGATCTCAAACGCAGCGCCATCAGAGATGGTGTAGACATCCTCTAGGATCGTGCCAATGATTGCAGGATCTGTGAGGGTCTTGTTGGTTAGGGTCTGGGTTGCTGTTGTTCCCACAACCCCAGTAAGCGTATTGTCTGCGTAAGTAATTGTTTTATTTGTAAGGGTCTGTGTCCCTGTCAAAGTAACAGCATCACCACCAATACTTCCTACTTGAGCATATACTTCCCACGTACTTCCGCTGTAAACTAATTGAACGCTAATTCCAGAAATATCACATACTAAGTTTTCTGCTAATCCTTCAATGGTGCTGCTGTTGCGACCAATGGTAAGATGATTTGTTCCCCACGATCCACCAGCATCTGCAATAACTACTTGAGCGCCTGTAGCAGGACTTGCTGGCAAAGTTACCGTAAAAGCTGCACCCGTAGTATTAGCCAATACGCCTTGCTTATCTGTAGCTGTGTATGTGCTAGTTTTATAAACATACTCAATACCGCCAGCAGGAAGAGCAGCACTTGCCCATGTCGTACCGTCAGAAGTTAGTACATTGCCTGCTGTACTTGGAGCAACTACTTGAACAGCAGAAGTACCGTTACCAAGAATTACATTGTTTGCTGTTAAAGATGAAGCACCAGTACCGCCATTTGCCACAGGAAGAGTGCCGGTAACAGCAGTGGTAAGACTTACGTTAGTAATTGTGTTTGTTGATCCGTTGATCGTAGCACCGTCAATAGTACCGCCGTTGATGTCTGCAGTATCAGCTACCAAGCTGTCGATATTTGCAGTACCATCAATATACAAATCTTTAAATTCGTAGCTAGAAGAACCAAGGTCTACAGTGTTATCTGTCTTTGGTGTGATAGCTCCTGTGCTTACAACTAAATCTTGAGCAGGTCCGACCTTAGTGATGGGTGCGCCATTAGCAGCCGTACCATCATGAGTGTGTCCTGTAGCAGCATCAAAGGCGGCTACTAACGCATCAAATTCTCCATCAAGATCCGATGCATTGATGACGTTTCCGTCTGCAATATTGTTAGATGTGTCGTTACGGGTATAGCCAGCCATAATTTTTTACCTCATCGTCTATCAAAAGTGGCAAATTCTAAAAGTGCCGCATCCAAAGAAAACGGCGGCACTGTATTATTAGATACAAACTGTAGTGATACAGTAAATCCAGAACCTATTAGTTGATTTTCAAAAACTCGTTTTAAACTTCCACCATAAGAAGCAGTTCCATACGTAGATGACGGCGTGCCGTAAATTCCAGAACTAGATGCAATATTAGAAAGTGTAAACTCTGTAGGTTGAATTACATCTTTATCATTAAAATCTAATTTAATGCTAGTTTCTAATGACACGCTTCCATTTGGATCTGTGTATAAAAACAATTTATAAAAAGTTTTACGTAGTCGTGGATCACCACAAGGCACAAACGGGGTAGCAAAAGTTGCAGATATATTCCCGCCGTCAAAGCTGTTACCAGATTCCATCCGGTATACATAGCCTAACTCGTTAGCAAATACTGTAGTTTCTGTTGTTATGTAATAATCCGTATCTGCCACATACGCTTTAAATCCACGTAATTCAGACCAACCAAATACCGTTCCTTCCGGTCCAGCTAACTGTGTACCCAAAATGCCTTGAGCGCTAGTGGCGGTTGTATTTACGTTGTATCCAAAAATTCTGTACTGTGATTTTTTATTAATCACTACGCTGCTAAAAGATTGGTTTGCAATAATTAAAGCAACCAATTCTTTTTGTATTTCTTTTGAGACTACTGCAAGGTTAAAGTCACCGATACGGTCTGTAGCACTCAAAAGTCTCAGTCCGTCTGGACCAAGGAACATTACGTCACTTCCTACTTCTTGAATAGTGTCAGATGACACACACCCGATGTTTCTAGTTATAGGCTCAAGTACAAAATCTGCAAGTGTGTTTCCAACTAATCTATCAATTTTATCTTCAGCAAAAATAATTAGTTGTTCACGAAATACAATGATTCCAGTAATTTGTGCACCAACACTAATCACACCTGCACCATTAGCAGCATTAAAATCAGAGTCGGTGTAAGGAGCAGTAAAAGTTAACTTGTCTCCTTTTGCAAAGAACAATTGATTTTTGAAGAATGCAATATGTTCTGCGCCCTTGACATCAGATGGTGCATTATTTAATACATTATAAGTAGTGCCGTCCCAAACAAAAGGGTAGTTATCCCCGTCTACACTAGCAATTTTTTCTGTAGTACCAATGCGGTATTTGGCAAATCTATTTTTGTTAGTACCTGTTTTATTGACAGTTAAAAAAGTAAGAGCTGCATTATCTGCCGGACTGCTTGCCAGATTGGGAGAGATACTTAAAGTTGCTCCCCCGGATGTAACTGTTGGTACTGCAGTAACCGTATATATTAAATCAATTCCAGCTACTGTAAATGTGTCACCGATCTGCGGCGTATTAGTAAGACCATCAATCGCTAAAGAGCCGCCAGTCTGTGATCCACCATTTACTAATACAGTACCGTAACTCGGGACATTAATCCGTGTCCAAGCAGATCCAACAGAACTATAAACATTATTATTTCTTACTGCAATAACACTTCCTCGCCACGCAGCCAATCCATTAGTAATACCGGCAGCAGATGTAAAAGTTATAGCCGCTTTATCTGCGGGGCTACTAGCAAGGCTTGTAGTAAGAGTTAATGTAGCACGTTTATTGTTGCTGTCGTATGCCACGCCAGCATTAGCGATTGTGTACGTGCCAGTTACTCCTGCAATAGTTAATGTGTCTCCGGCACTAGGTGCATAAAACAAATTAGCTATTACTAAAGATGTGCCTGTTTGTCCTGCACCATGAACTTTAGATTCACCAAATTCAGGAACAATTGAACTGCTATACTTTTGATACCCTAAGATACGGGCATAGCCACCCTCTACAGAAGGTTCAAAGTTAATCAACGTCCTTGCCGTTCCGGGAGCTTGGATGCCCTGCTGTAACGGTGATAGGTTGCTAACTAATCCACCTTTAAACTCAAAGGCGTAAGTACCCCACCTATCAGACATTCTTTATCCTGTAAACGTAGGAAGAACGATTGCTTCGCACAATCATTCCTGAGCGTACATACTCGTATCTATTCATGAGAATTGTTCTCATATTCTTAATACCCTTTTCAAACTTGTCCTTGGCAATCATTGCAGCTTGCTCATTGCTACGGAACATGTACGCATGGTACATAGCCCCATCAACAATCACATGGCGATAGATCTCAGGAATGTTTGGTACGTCTGTTGCATTGGTAAGCTCTACATGAACTGCATAGTATTCGTATACGATTTCATAAGCTTTGTCAGGAGCAGGCACAACACCAAATTCAAGATTAGGAGAACGAAATACGTAGGCAGGAACTCCTTGCAAGCTAGTGTCTGTGTTGTATTCTTGATCTACGTATCTTTCAAGATAATCTTCGTAAGCAATAATTTTAAGTTTTACAGTATCTGAATCTAATGTATCGTCAAACTTAATACGGAAGGTGTCCATATCTACAGTGCGTGCATCTGTAGGAAATCCATAGCGAGTCTGCCCAACAGTCAGTGTTTCTTCCTGAGATACGTAATTAAAAGGCCACTCAAACTGTTGCTGATTAATGTCTTGAATAGCAGCATTAACAGAATCTTTAGATTGCGAATAAAACCCTGTTGCTGCAGCAAAGTTAGACGATGTCAATTCAACTTCGTTAAGTCTACGATTTACGTCATTTACTAAGCCAAGAAAGTCGTATGCCATTATTGTTCCTTGACACGCAATTTAATAACACGCTCTGAAGTTGATCCAGTGCTATCGTTTATGCGGCTATAGAATTTATATTCTTTATTGTTTGTACCCAGACCTAAGTTAATAGTTACAACAGCACCAGAATTTGTTTGGGCTATGTTTTGAATACCGTTAATTACAGCTCCTGCTGGAATTAAAGTTTTAACTCCATCAGCATTATCAACATACCAAGAATAGCTAGAGATGGTTGCTCCATTTAAGTATCTGGACCAGTCCACGCTATAGTCTAAAACTTCATCTGGGTCTTTATTAGGCCATTTAAATGACACGATAATTATCCTTAAGCAGCAGCAGGAACCCTTACGGTTCTATCTTTAGATGTTGTTTTACGGAGCACCAACACAGCCCTTGCAGCAGAGTATTGTGCTGCAAAAGCAGCGTAATCAAAGGCAGTAGTTGTCACAGAAACGGTTCCAACAGTCGATGTGCCTGATACGCCTATTGGTCCCTGTACTTCATTCTCAAGAATGACAACAGTTCCTACAGCAGTTGTTCCAGCAATACCTATTACGGGAGCAGCTATGTTTACTTTTGCTAATACTGTTCCTACTTGTGCAGTTCCAACAGCACTTACATTCAACGTGTGATTTGAATCTGCAGTAACTACAACCGTTCCAGCAGATCCTGTTCCTTCAGTTCCTGTTACAGGTACAAGGTTTACTGTTCGATGAGTAATTGTTCCTGCACTATTGGTTGCTTCTACTCCGGTAGGGATAACAACGGCTTTGCCTGTTACTACAACATTTCCAACAGACCCAACCATCTCCAATTCATTAACATCAACAATGATATGCAAGCCATCAGCCGTAATACCCAATCCCGGTTCTGGATGAAGAGTTCCTTGTACCCCATCAGGAACCACAGTAATGTTAGTGCTTCCGTATTCGTCTACTCCGTATACACCAATCCCATAAATAGCACCGGAACGTGTAGAGGTAGCCAAGGTTTAATCCTTAAGCGATACGAATAATTGCGTTAGATGCGTCAGCCGCTGGGAACTGAATAACAAAATCACCATTGGTAGAAGTTTTATCTCCACCAAAAGCAAGAGCACAAACAGCGTTAGTAGTTCCAGTGCCGCCATCAGCAGTAGTATTATAAATCAAAGCGCCATTGGCAGTAATGGTTGCAGAAGACCATGTCGAATCTGCAAAGTCTGTAAACGCAGTAGTTCCGCTAGTAGTTGGATCAACATTGGTAAGAGTATTTCCACCAGCAGTGTAATTAGTTCCTGTTACCTCATTAGAAGAAGTGTAGTCCGTAGTGCTTGCGCCCAGTGTTGCTGAAGAAGTAAACAGAGCAATTTTAAAAGTGTCTCCGCTTGTTGCATTAAAATCGTGCTTGCCCTCAAGAAGTTCTTTCTTAAAGGATGTGCACATAGCTGTAGTAATAGCCATTATTATCTCCTAGTTAATAGGTGCTTCTCATGAGAGATCACCGCTTGTTTTACGTAATACTCAATAATCTTTTGGATCTTTGCTTTGTATGCTAAAGCTTGGTCACGGATTGGACCTTCTGTTTCATTACCGACATACACAATCTTATCTGTGGCTAACTTAGCCCACTGCTCGGGTGTCAGTGTTCCATTGGAACTTGTAACAACATTAATATCGCCAGACGTTAAAGCAGATTGAACAGTTAGCATTTTAAAATTGATGGGCCTCTAAAACCGTTGAGTTGTGATACTTTTCATAATCTTGTACTACTTTTAGTTCGTAAGCATCTATGCTTTCGTAACCTTTTTCTTTTGCATAACAGTACCTATTGTTTCCTATAACCACGTACCACTTGTAGTTACTGTTATACTCAATAGAACCTCTGATTACCACATGCAAATGTTCTTTTAAATTCTTCTCTGAACAAACAAGTACGGGATGTTTCATTCCCTTTTCAGACAAAGAATTAAAAAGAGCATCTACCCACTTCTGTTCTATTTCTTTCGGATAAAGACTTTTTGTTTCTTCTAGTTTTACCTGAACTAATGCTTCAGGAAACTTTACATCTGTTGCACTTAAATGTGTTTCTGTCTTAAACCACATCACTTTATCTATAAAGCAAAGTGGGGTAGCCCCCTTATCAGAGGCCACCCCTACCCACTCACTTATTAAGCAAGCTGGTCACGATCTACTTCAGCAGCGGTTTGTGCAACGCCGTTGAGATCAACGACAACTGCATAAACACGCAGAACACCAGAAGTAACGTCAGCCGAAGCAGCAATCAACTTAACATCGATTGTGTCAGCAGCCGTAACGAGCTGAGTAAAAGTTACTTGGCTGGTGAGGTTAGCACCACCGTTGGTACCTGTAGCCAGATAGCCAGTAGCAGTTACGTCACCGCCGTCAACGATGTCATCGCCAGCAGCGAAGTCAATGTCAACAGTAGGAGTCGTACCGTTAAAGGCTGTCAGAACTTCAGCACCAGCAGCAACAATAAGCGTGCCAGCCGGGATTTCTAAAAGTTGAAACA